ATGCTTGGAAAGAAAACTTATGCAGAGGTACCGAGACTTCTGAAAGCAAAGGTAAAAGAAATCCTGGAAGATTCCGGAATGGGAGAACTGGCAAAGGAAGAATGACGAAACTACAGATAATAAGTAAACAATGGTCATTGATTTATGATCTTCTGCTACTTAATAAGGGGGCGAGTGAAAGAACCCTTGATGAGATTGAACGGGATATGGATACATTGGAATTTCATTGTAGAAAGTATGCCGACGCAGATGATGAAGAATTGATGGCATGAAAAGGGCCTGAGCAGGCTCTTTTTTTAATGGAGGTAAAACTATGTATAGCCAAAGAAGCCCGCCGTAAGAGCAATATAGAAGCTTTGGAAATTAAATACGGAGGTATTGGAATGACGTTAAAAGAGATTTTGGAAGCTGGTGGGGGAATCCTTTTTGTTGTTCTTACATTAGTACAGGTAGCGCCAATTAAGGTAAATCCTTGGACAGTATTGGGACGATCAATTGGTCGCATACTGAACAAAGAAGTCATGGACAAAATCGAGGAGGGAAACGCTAAGAATGCACGTTACAGAATTATTCGATTTAATGATGAGGTTAAGCATGATGTAAAACATACAGAGGAGCATTTTGACCAGATTATTGAAGATATTGATACTTATGAAAATTATTGTAGCGATCATCCTCACTTTCCAAATGGAAAAGCAGTTCATTCGATTTCGAATATCAGGAAGATTTATGATAAATGTAGTGATGAACATTCTTTTCTGTAAACACTGGAGGCGGCAGGTAAAATGAAAAAAAGATTAAAAAAGATAGTTTCGGCGATAAAGAAAGTCGGAACATTGAACCTAGTGCTGATGTTTGTCGGCGCTTTTTTTATATGGTTCAACTGGCAGATGATTTTGCTGTACAGACAGTGTGATAGCATGCCGGAAACATATGCCTGTGCAGTTGTGGCAGCAACCATTGGAGAGTGTGGCATATGCGGCTGGATCCGGACAAACAAAGACAAACAGCAGGATCGGAAATGGGAAAAAGAGGACAGGAAGAAACAGGAACAAAACGACGCCAATATGGCAGAAAATGAGGAGGATTGAGAAAATGAAATTTAAAGAAGCATTTGAAGAGATGAAATCAGGAATTCCAGTAAAACTCCCGTCATGGGCTGGCTATTGGTGGTGGGATGAAGAATCCCAGACAATCCTTATGTACACAAAAGACGGTGACTGTCTGGATATAAGAGAAACACAGAATGTGGAGTATACGCTTCAGAATATTCTTTCCGATGAGTGGGTTTATGCGGATAGTCGGAACTGCCCGATTCTTGGCGGAGAAGCAACATTCTCTTTTGGAGAAGCAATTAAGTACCTGAAAAGAGGCATGAAAGTAGCAAGAAAAGGATGGAATGGAAAGAAGCAGTACATTCAGCTTGCAAGCGGAATCTCTTATAAATCGCCTACCGGAGATATCGTGAACTGTGAACATGACGCAATCGGCAACATGGCAGTAGCTTTTGTCGGAACTTCTGGTGTACAGATGGGATGGCTAGCGTCACAGGCAGATATGCTTGCTGAAGACTGGGTATTTGCATAAGAAGAGGAGGATAAATTTATGACATTAGAATATTTTTTACTGTTACTTATGATTGTATCAATCTTTACCGGCTTAGTGACTGAAGGTATTAAGAAGTTGCTTGAAGAGTCAAAAAAAACCTACAAGGCAAATTTCCTTGCAGGAGGGGTGGCTGTAGCTTTATCTCTGCTTGTTGGAGTTGGGTACATTATTTTGATGGAGGCGCAGATTAATAGCAAAATGGCAGTATATCTTATTGCGTTAGTACTTTTGTCCTGGCTGTCTGCAATGGTTGGATACGACAAGGTCATTCAGTCACTTGGGCAAATTAAACTCCCGAATAAAAATGAGTAGTTAGGAGCCTGTTTTAAGGCTCCTTTTTTGCGAGGTGGACTTATGGATAAGCAAAATATAACTGTGTTGAGAAAAATACTGTACGCAGTGGAATCCGGAGATCAGGTATATGGTAAGCAGGATTATTCCTGCTTTGCCGGGGTCGGAGCGAACTGTAGCAATGAAAAAGCTATTACGATCGGTGCGGGCCAGTGGTACGCAGGAGAAGCAAAAGAACTGTTATACCGGATTCAGAGAGCAAACCCGAAGCTATTCAAAGACATGGATAATGCAGGCATGGAAAAAGACCTGCTGATGAAGAGCTGGGATACATACGCCGTAACAGCAGAATCTGCGAAAGGAAAATGTATCGTAGACATTATCAGCACTGACTTGGGGAAGGAATGCCAGGATCAGTACATGGAAGACCAGATACAAGCGTATATTCCGATCATTGAAAAAGCATATGGAACCATGCCAGATAGTGCCATGATGGAATGCATCAATATCCTGCATCAGGGTGGCTTTGACGCATTGAAAAGAATCTTGTCTAAAACTCCGGAACCGTACACTGCAGACAAGATTTATGCAACGTTATGTAAGGATCCGGCAGACTCGACGCCGAACCAGGTAGGAGATTACACAGACAGACAGAAAGCGGTAATCAGCATGATTAAGAATTATGCTGTGACTGCGGAAAGAAAGGAAGATGCAGCAATGACAAAAACAGAAAAAGCAATAAGGCAGATGGAGACATGGGCGAAAGATGATTCTCACGGCTACGATCAGGACTACCGCTGGGGAGAAAAAGGAGATTACGACTGTTCCTCCGCTGTAATTCAGGCATGGCAGAACGCCGGAGTTCCAGTTAAGTCTGGTGGCGCTACATACACAGGAGATATGAAGAACGTATTCCTGAAAAATGGATTTGTAGACGTAACGAGCAAAGTTAACGTAGCAACCGGATCTGGTCTGCTCAGAGGAGATGTGCTGCTGAATGAAGCGCATCATGTAGCCATGTACTGTGGAAATGGTAAAGAGGTAGAAGCCAGCATCAACGAGAAAGGTACCGCTCATGGCGGTAAACCGGGAGACCAGACTGGTAAGGAGTTTCTGATCCGGAGCTATCGGAATTATCCTTGGAATTGTGTGCTCAGGTATAGAGGGAATATTTTCTCCGCTTCTGACACAGAAAAGAAGCAGAACGCAGTAGCCTATGTAGCGAGATTCACAAAGGATTGCAAATGCTACAGTGCAGCCGGCAAGACTCAGGCGAAAATGTTCCCGGTGATTAAAAAGAATGCGGTTGTAGATGTGATGAAATACACCGAAACCGTAAATGGTAAAAAGTGGTATTTTATCCGGATTCCACATCCGACAGAAGGATTCGTAAGAGAATTTGTTCCGGCCGGATATTTCAAGAAGTTGATTTAAAAAAGACGGCGCCTTCTAAAATCACATTAAAATATATCACTTCAAAAGGAACTCTATAAAGATGGAGTTCCTTTTGAATAAACCGCTAATTATATTTTATAATATTATTCCTCCCCTATCTTTTCTTCATATTTTTTTATGAGCCATTCCGGGACCGGTTCGTCTCCGTCGTCACCCCTGTATTTGATCGGGTCAATATTGTTTGTGAAACACCATTCCCAGCTGTTATAATCGTCGCCGTCTTTTGATACGATGTAGAATATATCATATTCGCCATCCACAAATGCTATCGTATCTGTTGTATTCATTGTGTACAGCATGATATACATGTTTCTCCTGTATGCGTACGCCATTTCTAGCGGCGAATCTTCACCGCCCAGAAATTCCATGAACATTTCAACGTCGGAAGATTCTTTCGACAATTTGTTATAATAATCGTAGACTTTTTCATCCCATCCGTCCGGGAAAAGCTTACGATCTTTTATTTTCTCGTTATCTTCTTTAGCCATTTTGTAAATGGTTTCAAGCTTCACTCTTTTAATCATTTTCTTACCTCCTCTTGTTCCATTTCGAGCCAAATTTCACACTGCTCGCCGTCTTCCTCGTAGCTGACAACTTCGCCAGCTTCCAGGCGTTCTCGCCAGTTCTCCGGGTAGTTTTCCGGGATGTAAATACAGTTTCCCGGAAAGAGCTGGTTGTTGCGTTTCTCGTTGACTAAATATTCCATTTTTTCCTCCTTGACTTGTAAGTTTTCAGCAGTTTTATTTTGAATCTTCTAAGACAGCTCGCTCTAACAGCTGTCTCACATAATCCGGACATTTGCTTTTTCCGGATTCCCAGTTTTCGAGCGTTCTAATCGGTATGTTGTACCTCCTTGAGAATTCTGCTCGGGATATTTTTAAGTGTTCACGCATTTCCATGGTGGACATATTTTCTTTTTGCTTCAGATCATCTTCCATAGATCCTTTTGTTTTGTAAGACATGAATCCTACCGCGGATGGGAAAATACGGGTGTAAGTGGTTTTGTTTTCGTCAATCCATTTAATACTCACATATACTTTTGCACATAAATATGGCCATTCCGGACTTAATATAGTACCGTCCGCATATACACAAACATCGCATTCTTCAGCGATAGAATTATCATATATGATACGATCGACTTCTTCTTTAAAGAATTTCGCACGGCAATAGGCCACGATGTCGTCTAACTGGTATCCGTCGCATTCAGGTATAAAACTTTTGATCTGTTTTCGCTTGATCTCCCATAGATTCGTGCTATAATCTTTATCCATTTTAACGAGGCTGTCGACAAACCCACCGACAGGAGAGGGATTTAAGATTTTGTAAGCTACATCAAGTTCGGCTTCAGATTTTCCGCAGCCTTTCTTGAAATCATGCATTAATTCATCCATCATGGATTCAAATTCAGATTGATTATATTTATACATACATTTCGCCCCCCTTCTATCAATGTTCTTTGACATATTTATGTATACGCTCATATAAATTCATTTCATTTCGGTTCGCCATTAATTCGCTCAAATCGTTTGAATCATAATTTGTAGAATATACGGCATAACTGCGATTTTCGATAAACCATGAAGCTTCTTTGATGTTGCTAAGAATCTCCATATCTTTAGCTCTTTTTTCTGCGCGAGCAGGTCTGTCTTCGGCTTCGTATTTTCTAACGAGAGCAGATAAATATGAAATCATGTTTTTTCTTATATCTTCAGCCCATGCAATCTGTTTTGGACTTCCGACGAGTTCAACTAATTTTTGTTCCATTGTTTTCGCTTCCTCCCATGCTTTCTTAAGACCGGAGGAAATTGTCATTGCAGATTTCTTGACCAGTTCCCATGCTCTTTTCATAATGTTTGATAAGTTATATTTCTTCATCTTGCTTTCCTCCGTTCCTTTGATGATTACATAATACCACCAATTTGGTGGTATGTCAAGAAGAAACGCAATTAAATTAATGCTAGTGTACGAGTGCTCGACTTTAAATTACTCTTATCTGGGATATAGCCAGTACCGTTTCCTCTACTCATTCGCCTCTCCTTTTCCCAATGTTGCCATTAAGAGATTTGTAGCAAAGCCTTCTATTGCATCGATGTAATCGACATCTTCGTCCTCCCATTCACAGTTGGGATATCTTTCCCGGAATCTATCAACTATATTCAACACAGTTTTATACGCTGCTTGATCGGCTCCGTATTGGTCATCTAAATCTTTAAACAATGGATGGATTTTACCTTCTTGCAGAAGCGTGTCATACATGAATGTTACTTCTACAATGTCTGTTCTTCTAACAGATTCTTCCAATAATTGCAGAACATATTCCGGTGGAGTTCGAACTTCGGATTCCCACGATTCAAGCGTTCTAATCGGTATGTTGTACCTCCTTGAGAACTCCGCTCTGGAGACTCCTATGTAATTTCTCATTTCTGTAATGTTCATAATTGTTACCTCCTTCATAATGAAATAATACCACACAATGCGTGGTATAGTCAATGATAATTCCTTCCATATATTACCGCTATTTTTTCTACATCTGGTGTGATAGGATAAACGAGCTTCACACAGTTAAATTTCTGGCGTAAATTCGATAGGATATAGCAGAAAACGATATAATCTAACAAATTCCGTCATGTATTACCATAAAGTGGTAATTTATAACGGAGGAGCAATGGCATGATTAAAATTTTACTGTCGAAAAAGCTGGGAGAGTTAAGACTTACTCAAGCAGATCTGGCGAGGGCAACTGGAATCAGACCCAATACCATCAATGAGTTGTACCACGAGCTTACAGAAAGGGTCAGCCTTGAACACCTTGATTTAATTTGTGAAGCATTAAATTGTGAGCTGGACGAATTGATTATAAGGGTACCAAACAAGGAAACATCTATAACCCATACACGCCAGGGAACCCAGAAATCTAGCGACACAAAGTAGATTGCTGCAACAATCTACAACTAAAGAGAGGGCGAAACCCCTCTCTTTATACTGCAATGTATTAAGCTGCATGGGAAGCTTCTACATTTTTTCTGAGCTGTTTCATCATGTGTAACCTGCAGGTCTTGAATTCATCTCCGTAAAGACCAAGGCGATTTGTTAAAATATTATACATCAGTGTGACTTTTTTCTCTGCAGTGTATCCATTCATTGATCGGAATACTATTTTGTCTGAGGATTCGATAGACCATGCTGAAAGAGCAAGGACAAACTGGATGTATGCTTTAATTTTTCCAGCATGAAGAGTGCTGTTAAAAAGTCTGAATTCGACTGTGCCTTTCTGGAAGAAGCTGTGAAGATTCAGGGCGTGGTATCTTGTTGAATTATAATGACTATGATCAATACCACCATGATACTGATCGTTCGCACTGCTGTACCAGATTTCTTCAACTTTTCTTGCATCAAGATCCTTTTCTTTTTTCATTGTATCCAGTAAATCCTTACATACCGGCTTGCACCATCTGTCTTTTCTACTTCCTACTGCAAGAGCATCGTAGATAATCTCCTGTCTGCTGAAAAAGAAATTTACCAGTCTTCTGAGAGAAGTGGCGGTATGATTGGCGCCGTCAACATGAATATGTATTCCGCAACTGCTGTGAGGTACTCCGCCGAGTTCTTTAAATTTACGGATTATTGACTGAAGCGTTTCAATATCTTCATAATTAAGTGGCGGTGTTACAAATTCAACTCTATATTCATCCATCAATTCACGTCCCGCTTTTCTAACTGGACAAATACTTGAATCTCTCATTACTTTCCAAATTCTTCTTTTGCTATCTCGAATCGTATAAGTACGATAGCAAGTGCGATCAGGTCCGGTAGCATGACTTCCGAGGATTTCTGCAACAGCCTCAGCGGCCATGGTTCTTGTTATTCCTGTAAATTCTACCTCGACTCCAAATTTCTGTTTCTTTAAAAGTTCTGACATATCATTTTCCTCCTATTATCTTTCAAACCTCGCACCGTCTATGCGAATGTTTGTTCTGCTGTTTATGTTTGTATATTACCATATGTACCGTACATGTCAATAGTTTACTAGAGAAAATTTCTAAAATTATAGAGAAAAAATTCAATATAATGAAGCAAAAGCTTGACATACATTAAACAAGACTATATAATAAAGACAGATAAAAACAGACAAATCAGAGGAGGAAACACTATGAATAAAACGGAATCTGTAGCTGGTAAAGCTACAAGAAGAATGCAACTTAAAAACATGCCTCTCGATCGCTTCGAGGACGGAGTTGGATTCATCCATGCAACCGGATGCGATTGTTTCGTGGATGGCGAGTGGGTAACTGAATATGAAGACGGAATCTATGAGGATGCCCCAGGTTGCGTCTATGAGGACGAGGAAGATGATGAACCTGAGTGGACGGAAGAAGACGAAACTCAGTACGCAGAGACGTTCGAACCGTATCCGGGCTTTGAAAATTTTAAACTGGGAGGAAAATAGATGATTTCATATACTCCCCTCTGGCATACCCTTATCAATAAGGGCATGAATAAGGGGGATTTAAAAAATATGACTGGTTTAAGCTTCGGAACCATTGCCAGTATGGGAAAAAACGAGCCAGTCAACTTAAAACAGATCGACAGGATCTGCAAAGCTCTTCATTGCAAGATAGAGGATGTTATAGAATATAAGGAAGATTAAATGCTTCCTTATATATATTTAACAAATGTTAGATTCTGGTTACCTGCCATTAACATGCGGGATGCTATGATTATCATATAATGTCACCCAAATAATTATATCAATCAATTATCTGGTTATGAGCAAGTAGCGAAGAGGATGCTTTTATCTGCCTGATAAAAGCATAGTAAAAATATAAAAAAGAGCTGAGAAGTCCTTAACTGGATTTTTCAGCTCTTTTGAAGTATTGATGTGATTTTGGATGAATGAAGGCACCAT